AAACCAAGTCATATCCTTGAAGAAGGTCTAGCTGCAGCTAATGTAGCCCTGTCCAAGGGACTTACAACAGATGAAGCTACCTTCGCTTGCCTACAGCGTATAAAAGCTGTTGAAGGACGATTTAATGCTTCTATTGAACCTTTGCGTAAAGTACCTGAGCATGTAAAACAACTTTTAAAAGTAAAGGTTGCTGAACCCGAAACTCAAGGTAAAATAAAGCAACAATTTCTAGGTAAGAACGCTCTATCTCCCGATCAAAACCGGAACTTAGTAAATGCCGAATTCAACAGTAAAGATCAGCTTGTTCTGACATTTGATACTGGAGAAACTATTACTACTAAATCAGTAGCAATAAAAGAGTACATTGAGAATTATCTGAATGTCACCACTGGTTCAACAGGTGAAATTACTGGATTAACTAATCCTACTGATTTTCTAGGATTTAATACTTCGGCAGGCCTTGTAGCTGATGTTGGAGAGTTAGTTTGGAATGACATGGACGGTACTCTTGATCTTGGGATGAAGGGTGGGGAAGTAACTCTGCAAATAGGGCAAGAGCAGTTAGTACGTGTTCTTAATAATACTGCCACTGATATGTTGGAAATGCAAGTAGTACGTATTAGTGGAGCGCAGGGTAATAGGTTAACCGCTGAGTTGTCTATAGCGTCAAACGGAAGTTTTGCCGACAATACTTTTGCAGTAGTAACTGAAAATATTTTAAATAATCAACAGGGTTTTGCAACAACTTCTGGACTAGTAAGAGATGTAGATACCTCAGCATTCCCTGAAGGTGCAGACTTGTACTTATCTGGTACAGTTCCGGGGTTAATTACTAATATAGCACCAGTAGCGCCCGATAGGGTAATTCGAATTGGGTACTGTGTACGCTCTCACGCTGTAAACGGTAGCATATTTGTTGCTATTCTAGAACATCCTGATTTAGTTGAAATTGGAAGTGTTCTAGTTACATCACCACAAGATAATGAAGTATTAATGTATGAATCTTCTACCGGATTGTGGAAAAATAAATCAATGACCGAAGGAGATGATGTGTTAGCTAAACGAACAGATTTTATAGGAGATACGCTGATATATAAAGGTGAAGCTCCGGTTGGTACTATAAATACTGCACCTTTTTGGAGAATAAGACTTATAACCGTAGGTGTAGATGGAGATGTTAGTGAAACATGGGCAGATGGTAATTCTAATTATGATAATATATGGAATGATCGATTGACTTATACATATTCCTAATGTATAATCACCTATTGTTAACAATTAAAGGATAATAAATGACCGCTTTTGTAGCATCGAATGGTGCAGTTAGTGCCCCATTGGACTCGAAGATCTCTATGTGTATATACACGATCACTCACAGAGCAACTGGTCGCATTTATGTTGGGCAGACCACTCTTAATGTAAAGCGTCGATGGCAATCCCACTGTGCCCCCTCAAACAAGAATAAGAGAGGTATTGGTGGGGCAATTGCAAAATACGGCAAGGATTCGTTTGATTTCAATGTTATAGATATTGCAGAATCCAGAGAGCAGTTAAATCACAAGGAACGATTTTGGATTTCTGAATTAAAAACTAGCTCACCACTGGGTTTCAATCTTGATGCAGGTGGAAATCTAAACAAAAGTGTAACACTGGAAACAAGGCAACGTCAGCGGGACGCAAGGGCTAAGTGGCTTGCGTCCGGTGCTGACACGTCAGTACTTGGAAACGGAGCAAGGGGACGAAAGCGTCGCCCGGAGGAAATTGCAGCAATTAGTATTGGTTTAACTGGTAGACACGTATCCGTCGAAACCAGAGAAAGGAGTGCTACCACTCAGCGTGGAGTTCCAAAGTCAGATGAATACACACTGAGAATGGCTAGGAGTAGAATGAAAGGTTTTACTTTACACCGAAGTGATGGATTAATTTTTCTAAGCTATATGGAGGCTGCTCGATCATCGGGTGTATCTAATTCAGCTATACACAATGCAGCGAACGGAAAAACTAAATCATCTGGAGGTTTTTATTGGCTTTTAGTGAGGGATGATATATGACAGCATTTGTTGTAAATTCAGGAGGATTTGTATACTTTGACCAGCAAACTGGAGGGTCTACCAATGCAACGCTTGACTCAACTACAATTTCAAATCAGTCAACCCTTGTTGTACGTACAGATACTTACTCTTGCCCTAACCATAGTGTAGCCTTCGGATCACTTGACACTGTATCTTTTAGTGGTACAGGGGGTGAACTGAAGTTCGATCCTACATATGTTCGCGTTATTGCATATACAGGTGGTTCGGGTAATAGTCCAGCATATGGCACAACAATCACAAGTACAGGTGGAGCTACGGGTATATTCCTAGGTGCTTGGACTAACTGGCAATCCGAACCAATTGTTGCAGGGGCAGCTATAGGTGCTACTGGATTTATTAAAGTAGGAGGTGTAGTAGGCACGTTTGCTGCCGGTGCTCTTACAGGTATCACTGCAACTTGCTCTGGGGCCGATGTACAAGGATGGATTGAAGTCCGATCACCAGATACTGCTACTATTACTGTCTCTCGTATTGGTAAAGTAACAAGTACAGAAGCATGGTTTGAACTAGGTACTACTAACGGTGCTAGGAATCAGATCATCCCTTGTCCTACTACTGCTACAGCGGTTAATATGTTTCCGGGGGTCTGGATTGAAACATCTGCTGGTTCGGGTGTATATGAGCCATATGGTGCTGCTGGTACAGTAGTTGCATTAGCTACGCATAGAACAGATGCTTCTATGAAAGTTATTACTCAGACTACAGCGGGTATTCGCATAGGACATGATGGCACTAATGGTGTATTCTACTTACCTCCTACCGGTTGTAAAGTGCGTATTCCAGCTACTATCTTGACTAACTGTACTCGTACAGTATCTGGAAGTGGTCCTAGGGTCTTACCTAATACTACTATCGCAACTAGACAAGAATTCGTTACTACAGGTGCAGGTTACTTTGATTTAAGGAACATTGTATCTCAGTGGTACATGAATTTCTCTCAAGCGTTTTATGTCAAGTACTTGAATTCTGCAGTATCTGATGCAATGATTCTTAATGAGATTGCTTCACCGATTGATGTTGACAATTGTATCGTAGCACCTACTCAAGCTCAGTTGCAAATAGCTCTGCAAGTTAATTCTTGCTTTGCTGGTGGGACGATTCAGCGAAGTGTATTCAATAGGTTCAGCCTAGCAAGTGCTGGCTCGTACACTACCTCTGTAAATTACGTTACCGGAATAACCTTTAGTAATAATACACACAGATCATCTACTCTTAGAGCTAATGCAACCACAGGAACTATTACAAGTACTCAAGCAGTAAATTGCGTTTTCAGTAACGAGTTACTGATCGGAGGCAGGGGTTTATTCGTTGGTCCTCAGAATTGTACATTCAATAACATTAGTTATTATGACCATACAATTACTACAACCACTACTGCTACTAATCCGATGTACATCTTGGATTTTACTACAGGCGGTAGTAATAATACAGTTAGTGGATTCACCCTCCCTTTACCTAACAATGGACCTTACAACGGATTGGTTAGTTTGAACGCATGTTATAATACATTAGTTAAATTAATAGGTACATCTAGTATAGCACCTTTAGTAATGACCAATACAGTCACAGGTCTAGGGGTGAATGGGGCGGGTAATAACGATGGTATTACTATCAAACGCATGTTCCTTTCTGGTACTAGATCAGGTCCGTATGCTTTCGTTAACTCAGATACTAATATCCTGATTGAGAATGTAATGGGGGACTATGCAGATACTTCTGTTGTAGCTGCCCTTAACGCTACCGTAAAGAACGCAGGCTTAACCGCAGCAACTACAGGTCAAGTTTCAGTTTATGGTTCTCATTGGTTGACTAGATTCATTTCCACTACTGCTGGTTTTGCTGAAGTAACTTGTAATGAACCAACCTCAAGTTCAGCTTTACAATGCTTTGAATCAGGAGGCGTGCCTCAGTTTAACTCAAGCGGTTCTGTACTTTTAACTAAAGTTGGAGATTCAGTTACTTGGGAAATGCCATTCTTTGCGATTGGTTATACAGCATTTACTAATTCAGCACCAGTTATTACAGGTACTAACGTAACCTTTGGTACACGTTGGGGCAACCATGATATTGAATTCCAAGTAGATACAGGAAGTGGTTATGGGGGTACGTGGTTGAATCTAACAGCAGTTAATCTAATTGCACAGACATTCAATAGTACTACTGGATTTAAATTAAAAATCAGAGCTACTTGTGCTATTGCATCAGCTACTAATGTAATTACTAACATGCGGGTTAATCTAACGACAACCAGTTCAGATCAATCCACTAAGCTGTATCCATTACAGACAGTTACCCTTTCATTAACTGGATTACAGACAGGAACTGATATTGTTATCTTACAGGCAGGCACTGATGTGATTCTACAACAACAGGATAGTAATTCAGGTAGTACTTATAATTACGTGTATGAGACTGTTCAGAACGTAGACATTGGTTTGATTAAACCAAATTATGTACCTTTATATATCCGCAATTATCCACTTAGCTCATCTAATGCGAGCTTACCCATTTCCCAAACATTTGATAGAAACTACGGAGCTTAATACATGGCTAAACTTACCTCGAAATCATCCCTAATTGTAGGCACTAACTTAACCGTTGACGAAACAGCTAGGACTATTACTTTAATTGCTAGTGCAGATGGAAGTACAACCAATGGACTAATTGCGAAGGATGGTTGTACTTTTCAAGCACTTTATTCCAAGTTAGTTGACCTTTGGGCTACGTCTACTTACCAAGACAGCCCTTTCCCATTGTACGCCATTGATGCCCTTTCAGGGCAGTTCCAAATAGGTACAGATGGTAGCACATACTCAGGTTGGACTTTTGCTACAGATGCTACTCGTCAAATGCTCCGTGACGGGGGTTGGTCTGAGTTTTCTTCTGGGGGCGTATTGCAGCGTCAGTATGTAGGTATTGTAGGACTCGGTGGGGTGTCTGCTGGTGCTCAACTATACTATCAACGGGATGCTGCTGATGCTCCTACTAACTTCACGTTCACTGACCAGTGTAACGAAGGTATTCAAGTATTTGGTGATGCAAGTAACGGTAACTTTGATAAGCGCAGTTACTTCAAGGGCTTCGTTCGTGAATACGCAAAGAAGTACAAAGATTCTGTACTAGCTGATACTGGTAAAACAAGTACTGGTGCTAACATTGTTAACTTACTGTTATCTAACGAAGATGACTTGAAGATTCTAGCTAATGATGCTGCCATGTCTGGAGCACCTTATAGTGGTATCACTGTCACCTACTTTGGTTCAGATCAGAATAGGTTAATTGGGGGTGTTAACTACCCATTTAGAGTTATTATCAATGGTAACTCAGCTACACTAGAACAGATTTACACAAAGGTACAATACTTATTACGACAGGCTACAGATATTGATTCAGGTGCTGGTACAGTTATTGGTAAAACTGCTGCTGCTTTACTTGGATTTGTGGGTGATACCCTAGAGACTACTACTGGTGTTTATATTGATAGTATTCAATCTGCTGATTCTAACCGTATTGTATTCAAGGATCAAACAGGTGTTAATCGTACTAATCCGTATGAAGCAAGCGGTACATTGAACTTCAATACCGTTCTGGTTGGAGCCGGTAGTAGTTATCGTTTGATGTACTCAGCACCTTCTGGTGCAGGTAATGACTATGGTGAAGCAGGTGCAATTACTGTATTAGATTCAAGTGATAATCCAATTACTGGTACAATTAGTTCAGCTTCTATTGCATTTACTTTCGATTATGACTCAGATACAGCAGGAGGTACTGCTGGAACAGATAAGGCAGTAACCCTGATTGGGGTACGTCCAGGTTCTGGCAAATTCGCTGTAGCTACTGGTACTTTGTCACGTAGTAAATCAATTAGTTTATCCTTGGTTGCAGAACAAGATAGGGTTTACGCTTAAAAACACAAGGAGGTTATAATGCCTATTACTTTTGATCCAGCCAACAAAAGAATAATTCTGGATACTTCAGCAGTTACTGCTAGTGAAATTTGGATAGCTTGGATTGATTGGGTAGCAACCTCCGATAATGCCAAGTATCTTCCTGCACTTAAACAAATAGGAGGTGATGAATTAGGTGCAGGGTTGTTGATTCCTCCTTATATTTTCTTGTTGAATAATTGGAGGGTTCGACCTAAAGAAGAAGATCACGATTTAACTATCACTGGTAATCTTTTCGTTGAAGGTGGAGGTGTACCTGTAGTAAGAACACTTGGGCCATATCAGATCAACGTTAATTATACTGTTCCTGTTCAAGCGCAGGGTATATCTACTTCAGGGAGTTCCTTAACAGCAGCAGAGGTTGCAACAGCTACATGGGAACATCCGTTTGTTAGTAAGTTATTAACAGTAGCTAAATTCTTAGGTTTAAAATAAGCATAAATTATAGATTATTATAGTATTTAACTAGTATTTAACTAGTATTTAGTACAAAAGTATGATATAATCAATTATAAGTATTATTAAACCTTTCATTATAATAAAGGAAAATATGAAAGATAAATACAAACCTACAGAAGCAGTTACCAATAACATGCAACGTGGTGTTGCACTGAAGAATAAGTATAACACTAGATCAAGTACATCTTATTTAACTACAGTAGAACAAGTATCTAAAGCTGAAGTTATTCTCAAAAATTCATCAGAAGGTTTTACCTTGGATGATATCAAAGAAATCTACAATAAATTAACTAAACTTGAAAAACAGGTTGACTTTAGACGTAGGTTAGAAGACAAGGGTCCAACTGAAGATATTATTAAGTTCTATGCGTTTGGTGGATCAAGTGGTTTAGCTTGGTCTAGGATGATATTAAAGAACGAGAATATACTAAAGAGTTATACAAAGGTTATCAGTTCAGAAGAAATCAATAAAGATGGTGATGATAAGGTCTATGGAAAAATGACTGTAAACAAGGCATTAAATGAAGAATTAATGCAGGTTACCTACGTAGCAATGAAACCCGGTGTTGATTTACATTATGATGAGGTAACCCTAGAAGATATTAGATTAGCAAAAGAATCATTTAACAAGTCACTTATGCGAGCAAATATGTTCCACATGGTGATGACAGATTCTTTCAGTATAATTGAAAGTTACTTAGCGCCAACTACAATGATTCTTAATAAAAGCGTAGTAGAACAAGGAGAGTGGTTAGTAACACTCCAAGTGCATTCTGAAGATGTATGGGAAATGATCAAGAACGATGAAATAACAGGGGTTAGCATCGGCGCAGTGGCTTCTGTAGAGACATTGGAAGATTAACAAGTAAGGATAGGGGGCACCCGATAAGACGACTCATCATCGTTTTCCTTGTTTTATTAGATGCAATTCTTGATGAGGAATTATGAATAAAAATGTATTTTATGTCTACTTACATAGACGAGCAAGTGATAATAAAGTGTTCTACGTGGGTAAGGGTAAAGATAAACGAGCTTACTCTACTTTTAGTCGTAATGATAGATGGAATAAGACTGCAAATAAACACGGATTAATCGTTGAAATAGTTTTTGATGAACTAGAAGAAACTGATGCGTTTCAAGTCGAAAGAGACACCATTCTCGAAATGAAGTATTTCGGTTACCCTTTAGTAAACATGACGGAGGGTGGTGATGGTATTTCTGGATTTAAACATTCGGTTGAAACTAAAAAGAAACAGTCAGAAAAAATGCTACTTTCTTATAATAAAGAAATTGCCAATAACTTAGCAAATGGTGTAAGAGAGTATTACAAGAATAATAAGTGCATTAAAAAGTTTTCTGGCAAGCCTTGGGAGCATCCTAATGCGTCGCCTAAGATTTGGACGAATTTACAATTGTTCTACGATTACTACTCTATTTGTAATGTAAGTCAATCTACACTTGAACACATCTTTGGAGTAAGTTTGGAAAGTGCTTATAAACTTTTAAAAACAGGTTTTAAACCAAGTCAGAGTAATAGTTGGTTAATTTATAAAAATAGTAATCAACAACATGTTCTAAGTGAAAATCCTAGAAAAGTATTTTGGGAGGTACCTTTGGACGATACTTTTGATAATATTCTTAATATTGAAAACCTTGTAGATAAAGGAAAGGGTTATATTTTAATTTCTAAAGAATTAGGTATAACAGGAGGTTCTACCCAAAGGATAGTATCTAGATTGAAAACGGGGTACAGATATAGTTTAGATGATAAGTATATTTTTGTACAGCAAAGAATTAGGAGTTTAAATGGAACAACGTAAAGCAAAAAGGAAATTGAGTAGTATTGATTTCTCTAGGAGTGATTCCCACATGGCCCTTGTACACAAAGATCAAGGTGGTCCCGCATCGGGTGCAGATTATAAACTCGTGTTAAAGGCTAATAATTTTAGTCAAGAGTTTATTACTCGTATGCAACAGGTACGAGTGACAATGGAACTACCGGATTTCCTTCGTAAGTTCTTCAACATATATTATGAGGACTCAGAGATTCTAGCACGAATGATGGGCTATGTACCCGATGAGAAATCCGAAGATGAATCCTTTGATTACGAGGATTATATCAGTTCTAAACTGGAATCATTTGAAATTCTTAAAGCAGTTAATGACGCTGAATCCATCGCAGATGTACTTTCAGGTCTTGACGAAACACAATATTTAGCTTTGTTGAACGATCAGTCCTTAATTGAAAAAGCACTGAAGAAAATCGATAAACAACCTCAGATTACTTCTGAGAAAAAAGAATCCGAAGAAGTGGCTAAAGCTACTGAGTCAGATACCTCACATATCGTGCACGAGGTTAGTGAGGGTAAAACCTCAGTTATTACTAATAAGTCAAAGGAAAAACACATGACAAAACCTGTTAAGACAGAAACTCAAGAAGTAACTGTAGAAATGGTTGAGAAGTCTGCGTTTGTAGACCTGCAGAAATCTCTAGAAGATCAGAAGCAAGAACTACAAAAAGCACTCGATACCATTGCAGTATTCCAAAAAGAAAAACAAGAGCTAATCAATAAGTCCAAAGCTGCACAGTTTACTGCTGTAATCAAGGATGAAAAACTACATGCTCCCATCGTTAAGGCTGCTCTTGAACTAGAGTCTGCTGAAGATTATGACGCATTCTTAGCAGCTATTACAGCAATGCAAGTAAGCGCTGATAAATCAAAAGAAACACTAGAGAAGTCTGCTCTGTTCCAAGAACAAGGTGCAACAGTATCTGAAGATAATAAGCCAGCGGAAAGTGCATTAGCGCGAGTACTAAAAGCTAAACAAGCTAAACAATAATTTTAAGGAAAATATAAAATGACCGTAATCGCAACTGATACTCTCCGTCTTTCTAACCTAGTTAAGAAAGAAAAATGGACTGACGTAGGCTACTGCCGCGAAGTCGTAACCGTAAATGAAGCTGGTGTTAAGACCTATGCTGTTGGTACAGTACTA